ATCGATTGTTGTAATCGTGATTGCTCCATCAATATTATTTGAGTCGTCAATTGTGACTCCTGAGTTTTGTATTATTTTGCCAGTAGCTAAATCATATCTTGCAATCGCATTATCGGTTGAAGAACCAGGACCAGTGACATCACCAGAGCCCCCTCCGCCGCCGCCTGTGATAGCAACACCATTAACAGTTAAACTCCCGGTAATAGTAACACTGCCAGTCATTTGATGACTGGAGCCAGAGGCATAAGTATCGCCACTAGTTACGTTTGGTGATGGTTTAAAACTACTGGGCATTGTTTTTCTCCTAGTCCGTTAATCCCGAACCTGTTAAGACAAACATTTCATTGGTAGAAATGCCGGTTAATTCTGCCAATATCTGATATTCAGATGATGTTGATCCGGGGTTGGAGATAAAAATCTCTTTGCACTTACAAGTAATAGTTAAACTATCTTTTCTATCATCTAGTGTAACAAAATGTTTTCCACTCACAACATTTCCTGACCCGGTGGAATTAAAATGAACCCTCAAGTCAGCAGTACCAGGATCGCCAGCTGATTCTGTATTAATAATTGTTACTGCTTTGGCAACACTTGGAAAAGTAATTTGATGTTCAATCGTTCCTGGAAGGGTTGAACCAGTTATCCAAGGCTTTCCTGAAACTTGATATGAACCAACTGATCCAAGTCCTACTTGATATTTAAACGCCATAATATAATCCTCTTAACATAAATAGTTATTTAATCTCTTCTTTCTTTTGCTTCTTTTAATTTTTGTTTTTCGATTTCAGCGAGGCGTCGGAAATGTTTTTCTCTTTTTATTTCTGATGGCTTTTTATAATATTCTCTTTCTCGATATTCATCTATAATTTTTTCTTTTTTTGATTTTCGTATAAATCTTTTAATAAGATTTTCTGATGATTCATTTTTTCTAATCTTGACTTCCATTTTTTTATTTTAGTTGACCCCATGTGCCACCGGCAATTTTCATAATTCCAGTAATATCAACGCCTGGATCGCCTGGATCTACATCCCTTAAGGCTCCATGTTGGGATTTACCGCTTGACTGATGCATTGGAGTTGTTCCTTCAAAAATTCCTTTCAATCCCGTTGAATTTTGTAAACTTCTTTTAGTTTCTTCAAGAGAGTGTCGCGCTTCCAATACTGCTGCGCTCGGGGCATTAGATTTAATAATCTTTTTTTCAACAATTGGTTGTCTTGTAGAGCCTTGAAGACCTTGAACAACTTCCGCAATAATACCCGAAAGAGTGCCATCTTCAAAAATAACCTCTTTTATGCACTCTTTAATAAGAGGCTTTAAAATTTGTTTTAATTCGTTTTTTCTCATTTTTCACTAATAATATCGTTTAATAAGCGGTTTATGCGGTCTGCTTTTGACCAGACTTGCTTTAACTCACTTACTTTCATCCATCGTTCCTAAGTTTTTTTTCATTTTCTAATTCTTTGAATTCATTAATTTTTTTGAAAAGATAATCTTTTCCCTTTGTCTTTAATATAGCATCATCTAAAGAATCAATTTCAGATTCAAGTTGTTCAATTTCACCTTCAACATTCCGATTACCCCATTTTAATAATCGGCTGGCTGTTTCGTCTGCCGCAAATTGGGCATCCAAGATAACAAGCTCTTCTGCATCAATTTCAGCGATTAAATTTTGTAATCGTTTTATACGCTTTTCAGCCATTATTTTTCCCCAATGATATCGTTTAACAAACGATTGACACGATCAGCTTTTGACCAAACTCGTTTTTTATTTGATTCGGTCATCATCATATAGGCACCTTGTGTTGAAGGCTCTGATACAATATCAAAACAAATTAATTGAAAGTCGTCTTCAACAAGAGTTTTTCCTTCGGATTCTTTAACAGATCCAAGACCACGAGAAGAAATGCCCAAACTAACACCATCGCTAATAAGAGCTTCTAAAATCTTTCCTGAAGGAGTAGAAAGAACTTTAATTTTTCCCATTAAATCTTTTCCTTCCCACCATAAAGATGTTACAGTGTGAGAAGCATTTTTAAGATTTACAACTGAATCTTCAGGGTGGTCAAGTTCACCACATGCACGATTTTCTTTTACAGATTTCATATAATTTTTAACTTCTCGCATTAAAATAGGAGCTGGATAAACCCTTCCATTGCCATTTTGTTCATCGCAACGCTGCATCACACCAGAAAGAAAAGTTGCACCATTTTTGACTTGCAATTTTTCATCTTCAGTTAAAAGATCCTGGCAAACACCTCCTGCGCAAAGTTCATAATATTCTCTTAAAAGGTATTTATCACTCATTTTTACTCTCTTTTGATTCATGTACTGGGCGCATAAGATCAGCAGGGGTTTGACCGCCAGCTAGATTTTCATGCTCATCAAGCATTTGCCAAACTTCAGCCAATTTCTTATGAAGAAATTCAAAATCTTCAGAAACGTCTTCATCATCAGACATATCTCCCCGATATTCGTGGATGGAATCTAATGCCTTCCCAACAATCATATAAACAACAGATCCAATTGGGACTTCTTCTTTTTGAAATTCTCCTTCTGGAAACACGCAACCAAGACAATCGGTAGAACTTGATTCGTCGGAAGGCATATTATAATTTTGAATTTCCTCTTGAATTATTTCTTTTAATCTGTGTTTTTTAATTTTCATAATTTATTCCTTCCTTATTGGATGCGGGCGCAACCCGCATGATACTACAGCCTGCTTTACAACGTCGAACAGGTCGCAACATGCGTCTTTTTCCTATCATTATACTTTCAAACATTATTTATCACCCCAAATTTTAAAATTTATTCCTTTATCTCCAAAAATCATATTTAACCCATATGATGTTCCAGAACTAATACATGCCAATACGAATGCAGTAGCTATAGAATAATCAAATATAAATAGTTCTGTATATTGGTTAATTGCCCATAAAAAAAGACCCACCCACCAACCGATACACATGGAACAGTGAAAAAAGTGATGTGATGGGCGGACCTTCTTAAAGATTCTTCCATAAATTATAATTTGCGTAAGCCCAAAGGCTGAAAGAATAAATAATAAAAGACTCATTCATAATATCCATAACCACTTAAATAGCGGCGGATACGAGATGGAGTTATTGAGCCTTTTTTTGGTTCTTCTGGGACTTCTCCCAATTCTGTTGAATCTTCAGGTGTAGGATCAACCATATAATCTTCTATTTCGTTTTCTATAAATTCTTGCATTTCAAGATGAGGAGCTTGGGCATCAATAAAGTTCTTTGTTGTATAAATAACTACTTGCGCGGCGCTTACACCTTCATCAGCCGCATCAGGATAAACACCTTCTAGGCTTCCAAAGATATTCCCGCTTCTTATGCTATCTGGTAATACCACTCCCTCATTTACTAAATATTTAAAGTATGAGCTTTGAATATTGTATATCTCATCGCTTAATTCTTCTTTGGGGAAGGTAATAATTTTTTGATTTTTGGTGTCAAGAATAATATCAATTAATTTATGATCAAGGATCATGATTTTCCCATCTAATGTTTTTCTTGCATGAATGGAAATTTGAACATGCTCTGAGTGGGCATTTATTTCAGAAACTTCTTCTTCAGTCGCATCAGAATCTATTTTAATTTTAACTGACATTCGATCTTATCTCCTGCACAAGCCCTTGAATTTTAATAATTTCTTCAACCATTTCTTTGTCTGGTTTTCTATCTTTGCAAGATTCTAAAATTTTCATAACTTTTTTAGCATTCGATAACATCTGAGAGTCAGATATAAATTCTTCTTTCAAGAACGATTTCTCTAATTCTTTTTTGAGTCTTCCAACTTCTTCATTTAGATATGTTTTCAGCTCCAAGGCATTGTTGTGAAATGAGGTGATAAACTTGTTTAAAAGAACTTTTTGTTCAGCCAACAACTTACTTCCATATTCCTCGTTAAATCTCTTAGCAAATGATTTATATACCAAATTATTAATGGGAGTCATTTTTTCGTCATTTTTTTTTGAAGACATTTTATCAAGAAGCTCGTTTTCTAACAAAACTTTTGATCTAACTGAAATTTTATTATTAAAAATTTGAGCAATTGAAGCTAAATCTTTGTAGTTTGGTACAAAATTTGAAAATGCCTCATCAGTTACAAATTTACGGATTCTTCTAGAAAGTTTATTTTGTTCTGATGACAATTTTTTCTTATCCAATCCTTTATGACGACTTTTTACCTCATTAAGAATTTTTTCAGCAGTTAAAATACTCGTGTCTTTTGTGTGTACAATAGCGTGATATAGCTTCAGTTCCCTATACATCATTGAATCTCGTGAAAAATATTCTTTGATAAGTAATGTTATTTTGGATTGCATTTCTATATTTTTAGAAAGAACAGACTTTGTTAATTCCTGAATTAAAACTTCATAAAGAAATGCACTATTTCTTTTTTTATTATGTTTGAACTTTGCCATTCTTTTTCCCATTTTTACCCTTTTTTTCAAGATTCTCAATTATTTTCTGAATTTCAATATTATTCTCTAAAATCTTGAGTTCTTCTTCTTTATGCTTCTCTTCATAATTAGTTTCTAAATCTTCATAAATTCCTTTTGCAAGCTGATTCAGTTCCGAAGCGCCTTTCCAAATGTTTCTAGGGGTGTTTTTTCCCACTTCTTCTGCATATTTGCCCTTATAGCTTCGTTTTCTGGCACCCATATCTCTTTTGTCAGATTTAACAGGTGTATATTTTTTACCTTTTGCCCCCGGTGTTGTATATGGTGCTTCATCTGGTCTTTTCCATTGTAAATCGTTTCGTTTAGCTGGCGCTTCCATCGCCCCTGCTTCTGGTCCCGGTGCAGCTAAAAGAGTTTCTTCCTCTGTGTCTTCCGCAGCTGGTTCCGATGCGGGATCATCTTCACCCATGCCACCGATGTCGCCCATGCCCCCCATGCCGCCCATGTCGTCAGTCGCAGAAGCCTCCATGCTTGCAGCTTCATATGCTGCGTCCAGCTGTTTATCATAAAACATTTCTCTTTGATTACGAACAATTTCTTGATCAGAAAGATCAAAAATATGTTTTGCAACCCACCGACGACTGAAATATCCCTCAATCGCTCCACCCGCGACTTCGAATTTTGTTCGCCAATGTTCAAGCTCTTGAAGTTCTGCAAGTTTAGAGGGAGCATTGAGATGGAGTTTAAAAGATATAAGATCTTTGTTTTTATATCCGAGTGTATAGAGATGAATCACTGCGATTTTTTCCAACTCAGACACGATACTTCTTTGTAAACGAGTTATTGTCCGCGCAAAACGAATATCTCTTTGTGCCAACGTTGTTTTGTCCTCTGAACCTTCATCCCCTTGGGTGAGGTAAGAGGCAGGAATCTTAAGAGCTGAAAATAATTTATCACGTAAATATTTTACATCATCAATATCACCCGTATAAGTTCCACCGGGAAGTGATTCAATTTTTGTTCCACCTGTTGCCCCTCTCACTGGAATAAAATAATCTTCATCAATGCTCATAGGGTTATATCTCAAATCAACTCGTCCGCTAGCTGCATCAATAACTTGATTTCTTTTCATTTGAGTTACAATACGTTCCATGTGTTGCTCTACTTCACTTTCGGGAATACCGCCAACATCAATATAAAAAACTCGCCTTTCTGGAGAGCGAACAATACGATAAGCCATCATAGCGTCTTCTAATAACATTAATTGACGCCAAATTCTTCGAGAAGACTCCAAAACAGATGTACCATAAGGGGTATATTTATCATTTCCTAAAATTCTAAAATGAGCAACTTGCCAGTTCTCAAACGTTAAACCACCGCTATTCCATTGAAACTGAACATAATTAGGGTTTGTTTTATCTTCCCCTTCGAGTCTTTCAATTTCAGCAGGTGGAAGACCGATCACAGACTTAACACCAATGTTTTCATCAACGTCTAAGTATAAAAAATAATCCCCATATTTGCACATACTTCGACACCAACCGTATAGATTGAACTCTATATTCAACACACTATAAAAAAGATTATGTAAGACCTCTTTTATTTCTTCGTTTGGGCAATTAACTGTAAGAATTGGTTGCAACGGGGATGAAACGGTCATTTCATCAGCATAAATATCCATGCCTGATGCAATTTCTGGCATAAACTCCATTTGGTCAAAGTCAACATATCTTTCTGCTCTAGCAGCATTGAGTGTTGATTGGGCGTAAATATTATCAAAAGGATTATAGCTCGTCTTTTTGAAAGTAAGACCGGCAGCTGATGTGAATTTATATTTGTCAAGCTGCCATCTTTTAAGCTGGCGCGGGTTTTGTCTATCATGTTTAGTGAGAGGACCAGATAATAATCTTGTTAACGCTTTAAATAAAAAACTGTCTGCGTTTCGAGTATTGTTTTTGTTTGTTTTATTGTATTCCATTTTTATCCCTTTATCAACCATCCAAAGTTTTTATAATCTTCTTTTGCTTTCTCTATTCTATCAAAAGATTGTTCTTTTTTGTAGCCAAACATACCTGGAATTGTGGTATTTATTCTTGTATTTGATGTAATCATCGAATTTAAAAATGCTCTTTTATATTGCAAATCTCTTGTGTTTTCCTCAAGAACTGTATCTCTCACCCAACAAGCGATTGCCAATGACATTACCAAGTCGTCATTATAACTTCTTTGTGCTTCAGGTCTACCATTTTTCCAAACAAAAGTTTTAAGCTCTTGATAAGTTCTAGCCGAATTAAGAGTAATTAGTGTATTTCTTATGAATTCTTCAAGTTTAGCTACAATCAATGGTCGCGTTTTTTGTGAGGTTGTGAAGCCTGGGATTGCATTTGAAGCATATTCTGCACGATATTGTTCAATATATTCATGAGTTCCTTTAGCGGAATAATATAAGTTTGGATAACCGGCATCAATGAGTTTTTCTAATACTGAGAAGCCTATATTATTATTTTCAACAATGAGCATCGCATCTCCGTATTCTTTTCCTGCGTCGAATAAAATTCTTGAAAATAAATCGGTTGTTGGTTTTCCACGATATTCAGCAACTTGTTCCATTGTGTCGATTTTAAAGATGTGAAAAACAGAGTAATCATTTCCATCTCCACGGGCGACATCACCTACAAGTAAGTATTTATTTTCTGGCTTATATTCTTCCCAAATCCAGAAGTTTCTATCAAATCCTGTTTGGTGTTTGGGTTCTCTACAAATTTGTGATATTTTATCTAAATCATCGGGATGTATTACTGTTTCTCCTGAAGCATTAAAGCTACACTCATATTCTTGAGCAACTCGTCGTCGTGAAAGATTTCTTGTTGTTTCATCAAACCATTTTTGATCTCGTTCTGGGTGGAGTGTCCAGTGTAATTTGGTTGGATGAAAATTATTTTCTCCTGTTTGAGAAGCAAGATATGTTTTATGAAACCAATTTCCCACACCATTGGGTGATGAAAGAGCGATACAGCGTCCGCCAGCTGCCATCGTGGGTTGAAGGGCTGTCCACAATTCATCAAGATTTTCAACGTGTGCTGCTTCGTCCATCACCAATAAAGATAATGCTTCAGATCGACCAGCATCAACAGAAGTTGCAGATGCTTTAATTTCCGAACCATTGTTCAAGACAAAAGAAGAGCGATTGTCAATTTCAATTGATGCAATCTGATCAAACCAAGGAGGCAACAACTTGATCATTGCCTTAACTTTTTTAACAAGATTAGCTGCTGTACTAAATTTTGTTGCAATAACAAGAATGTTTTTATCACGATGAAATAACATCATCCACGAAACATATGCCGCAGTAATTGTGGAAATTCCCATTTGACGAGATTTTAAAATGACGTTATTTCGATAGTCATTAAACTTGTGAAGAAGTTCTTGTTGAAAATCCCAAGTTTTGAAAGGGATTTGACCTCGGGTTGGATGTGAAATCTTACAATAATTGTCTATAAAATAAACAGGGTCTTTTCCGCACTTAACAATTTCTCTTACGAGGTCTTTTTTTGAAAGATATTGTGACATACATACTAAGTAGGTTCTACATTAATCTGAAGTTTGTTTTCTGTTTGCTTTTCTTCACCAGAATCCCCTGGAGGATCTCCAGCTTCACAACTTTCGGGAGACTCTTTATCAGTTCTAAATGTGTCAACCGCCCCGCGCATTTTAGGTACACCCGCTTTAACTTTCTCAGGAGTTTTTTCACTTCTTTCTAATTCATCAAAAGTTTTATCTATCAAAGCGCCGTGGGCTGAAAGGGCAAGCTGAACTCTCTTCAAATATTTGGCACTTGTTTTAAATTTACTAAGGAATAAACCAAGCTTTGTTCCTTTGCCAAGAACATCGCCAATCACTGGTACAATACTTAAAAACGAAAGTGCAGCATAAAGATAACATCCTCTCGTCAAATACCACACTCCGTTTATTGCATCGGGAACTGCTCCTAACCCGCCTAAAGGATCTAA